GTCGCCCTTCGCCCGGTGCTTGATGAAGTGTTTTTGTTTTTGTGCGTAGGTCATAATTCTTCAATCAATCGTTTTAAATACCATTCGGCCTTTTCCAAATCCGTTTTGCCCCCCTTGTTTTCGTAACGCCAAAGGTACTTAATGACATTGCCCCTGAGATAGCCTTGAAATTGTTGCTCAGTCATTGCGGCTTTGATTGCCTCAATACATTCAATGGGCGTGTCTTTGTAGTGGCTCGGGTTAACCAAGTCCTTTGTCGGTGCTTTCCAGTCGAAGTTGCTCATTATGATTGCTCTTTTAACCACTCCAATTCATGCTCAATTAAAAGGCGCACTCCTTCGTGAATAGATTTGTAAAAATCAAGCCTATTCGTGTAAATAACTTGGTCAAATTCAAATTCTTTCCCTTCGATTTCGTCATAGGTTGACTGAATGTAATTGTAAATAGACCTTAAAACTTGTCCATCTTCAATCATAAATTTTGCGAGTGATGTGTTATTTGTCATTTTGTTTGTTTTAGGTAGTTTTTTATTATTTTGATTTTTAGTTCGTAGTAAAGTATTTCGGGTTTTGGGTTTGCAGAAAATACAAGGTGTTCGTCAATTTTGTATTTTGACTCAGTCATTGGTTTTGTCCCAAACTCACCAGGATTGATATTTCTTAAAATCTTGTAATCTAATGGTGATAATTCTTGACTTAACAAAAAAAGGTTTTTTGCGCTTTTTTGCCTTTCCTTTTCAAGTCCTGTTGTATTTTTAATTTGTTTGTCAAATATTTTTTTTGCAAATTCTAAACTCATCAGAAGGGTAAATCAAGATTGTCAAAATTTGAACTTGGTTTCGTTTGGCTAACCTCTTTGTTAGTTACAGATTTGTAAGCCTTCGCACCGCCCACATAGACGGTTGGCTTCTTCGCCTCTCGTTCTTCTTTGGTTTGCGAGAGTGCAATGTAGTGGGTTTCACCAAATTTGCCCTCAGATTTGCGTTCTGAACAAACGAGTTTGATGTACTTCTTGCCATTTTTGGCGGTGGTGATTGCCTCGCTGGGCAGGTCGGATAAACATATATCGAGTATTAACATGGTGCAAATATAGTTTTTTTTACTTTAATTTCAAAATCAATGCCTCATTTATTTGGTTAAATTTTCGGCAATATTCCCGTTCAACATGGCAAAGGTCGTCAACTTTTCGGCAGGCGTGGATAACGGTGGAGTGGTCTCGCTGCGCTATGTTCGCAATTTTTGTCAAACTCAGGCCGGAATATTGATACATGAGTTTAAACCAAATGTGCCTCAGGTTCACAACTTCACCCTTTCGGCTGCGCGATGCTATCATCGTGGGTAAAAAGTACGGGAAAACGCCCCCGATAGCCTCCTCGATTAACTCTTGCATTGAAGGTTGTTTGTTCTTTTCACCCAGCATTGTTTTGAGATAGTCGATATCCCGGTGCATTGCCTCAATACAGACTTTCAATTCGTCCACTTCTTCGTTCTTACGGCTGTATCTCGCAGCCATTGTTTGCCAATACTTCACCTCTTTTTTGAGTCGGTAAATCGTGGCGGTTTGGTTTTCATTTATTATGCTCATGCTCTATTATCTTAAAAAGTTCGTAGGCTATTTGTGGCACTATGGCGTTTCCGTAGCCTTTGATTGATTCTGCTCTCCATTTAGAAAAGGTAATTCCGTCCAATTCGGTGGGAAGCCCATCATCTCCGCTACAAATCGGGGATTGAGTTGGGAAGTTTTGCCAGGTTGATTGAACGCATCTGGTAGCGAATTGGTGTGATTTCTGCCTGATTTTTTTAATGTTTCCGATGTCCTGGCTCCCTTGTAATCTCTTGTTGCTGGTGTCGGTAGCATTCCCATTGCCATTGCCCTGTTCAGCGTTACCGAGTGCATTGTTCCTTCCTTTACTTGGGTTGATTTCATTGTTGCCGTTGCATTGGTGCTGTCCATTGCTGTCGGTGTCGGTAGCATTCCCATTAATTTCGGTATTGCTATTCTCATTGCCTTTTCCGTATCGTGATTGCTTTGCGGATTTAAATTTCCTCCCCTTTCCCCGAATGATGCTGTTATTGTGGGCAATAAACCAGCATCTGTCCCTTCTGTGCGGTGCGTTTTTGGCCGCAGCTGGAATAATAAACGGTTGAACTTCGTACCCTTCATTTTCCAAGTCAATGCACACCTGCTCGAAAACCAGTCCCCCGTCAATATTTGTGATACCAAAGACATTTTCTGCAATGACCCATGTGGGTTTAATCTCTTGTATTGCTCGTAACATCTCGCCCCACAAGTAGCGTTCGTCATCTGTTCCCTTTCGCTTTCCTGCGAGTGAGAATGGTTGGCAGGGGAAACCCCCGGTGAGAATATCAATTCTATTTGCATATTTTTTAAAATCAGTTTTGCATATATCAATGTGGCTGTCGGCATTCGGCCAATAGTATTCCAATACTTTGCGAGGAAATTCCATCCATTCGCAGTGAAATACATTTTCCCAGCCCATCCATTCGGCTGCAAGGTCAAACCCACCAATGCCACTAAATAAACTTCCGTGTCTCATACATATAGTCCGGTTGGTATGTGATAATTGAATTCGCACATTCCCACTTCACCCCAATGGCTAAACTTCACCTTCTGCACATGAATTTCGACCGTGTTGTTTTTGAAATTCCGATAAACGGTTATCCCATTGTCGGTCTTGTTGAAGAAATTGGCACTCCCTGCGATGTCGTAAAGTGTCGGTATGTGGTAACTGCTATCCTCATTCTTTTGGATTTTTCGTGGGTGCGCCACCAGAAAGCAATGCACATTGTATTTTTCGCAAAAGTTCACAATCTTATCAAGGCTTTGCCCGATATATTTGGTTTCGCTTTCGGTATATTGGTGTTCCAATTTATTCCAAGCGTCTATGACAAACCAGTCGATGTTGTGGCGGTTTTTGAGTTCGGCCACCTTGGCAAAGATGCTGTCAAGTGTGTTGTCCTTTTCCGGCTTAATGAAAAAAATGTGCTTTTCAAGTTCAATAACCGCATCAAAAACTTCCTCTTGACTCATTCGGTCGCGCCCCATAAAAGGCCGTTGTGTAATCTTTCGCATTAACTTTGAGATATGCAGTTCGGTCGGTCGGTTTTCGGGGCTGTAAAAGCCACCTTTCCACCCGTGTTTAATCATTAACTTCATCAGCACAAAGTCTAAGAAGTCTGATTTTCCGTGGCCGGGTACGCCCGTGATTGTTGTCAAATAGCCTTTGTGAAATGACAGCATTTTATCAAACTTATTGACTCCGGTTGTAGCCCCGGCAGGCAGTCCGAAGTTGTAAAGGTTTTCAATCTCGGTCAAAAAGTCCGTTACCTTAAACACGCCCAGCATCGGAAACTCCGTGAAATTGTGGCTGGCTTCGCGCAGTGCAATCGCACCATTGAGCAGCAGGTATTCGTTGGCATCTTTGCACTCGGGATATACGATGTAATTACATTTGTCCTTGCCAAACCTATCCGCAATAGAATTGCGTAAATCAATGCCGGGCGCATCATTGTCAACTGCAATGTGTATTTTTTCGATGTGGTCAAAGCCGGGCATAAAGCGGTCGAAGAAAGTGAGGTTCGGTTGCGCCCCGTTTGGAACGGATATAACATTATCAATCCCGGCTTCAATCAATGCAAGTGCATCCATTTCGCCCTCGACTATCCAAACCTCGGTAGCGGTCGCAAGGCAATCGATGTTGTACGGGATAAGTTCTGCGCCCTTGTGCATCTTAAAATGTTTTGCGCCATCCCGATACTTCACATTCTTTAACTGCCCAGCCTCAAAGTAGTTAAAGCAGATGCAGTTGACTTCCTTATTTAGTTGTGGCATGAATTCCAACTGCTCACTGATCTGCATCTTGTTCAGTGTGGCAGCGGTTATTCTGCGGCCTTCAAACCATTTCAGCACCTTGTCGCTTAGTGCGGTGTTGTTTTGCCACTCAGGAACTTCATATTTGACTACCTCGGGGCGGTCAATAATGCCACCCTTCCAACCGCAATGGTGGCAAATCCAAGCCTTTTTGTCGAGGTTCACGGATAGACAGCGGTCGGTTTTCTTTTTACGGGTGTGGCTGCATTGTGGGCAAAGCGTTTGAACTTCACCTGCCGTTTTACCCGGTGGTATGTCGATATTGTAAAATGAATATACTGCCATTACATTACTAATCTACGTCTATGTTCAGGAATAAGTCCGGTCTTGGGTTCTTTTTGCAGCCAGTTACGAGCAGTTAAGTACAGCGACTTGTATGTTTTATTCTGCGCATAGTTTTCTATTCTGCTCAAAATATTGTCTACCTGCTCAGGCAACCAACC